TGGAGACAGATCGGACTTTGGACCAGTTCGCTCCGATTCCTCCTCCTTTTACTGATAACCACCGTACTTCAGTAGAGTGGTCTATAATTGAATCTAAATTGTCTTGAATGTCTAAAAGAAAACATGAGATTGGCATTGCTTTTGGCTGTTCACCTGGTAATACAGAATTTGATAAAACAGGTGAAGAATACATAAACCAACCTTTAGAGACCGCATCATACAGTCTTTGTGCCAAGTCTAAGTCACCGGCAGAAAAACAAAGTGCAGTTCTTGCAAAGGCCTCTTGAGGAGTTTCATTATCTCTACAATAGAATTGTGTTAACATTTTGTTTGCCATTTCTGACAAGTTGTCACTTCGTTTCTCATCAATTTCTATACCATAAAACTCCTTTTTGTTACTCTGAGGCATTGTAAGAATTTGCGCACTCATATGTTACCCTCGTTGAAAAAATGTTAAAAAAAGAATAAACGAATCCATTAAAATGTGTTTCCACATTTTTTCTTTGTATATTAAATTATATGGGTTTATTAAAAAAGATTTATTTTTTTAGTACACTAACAACTTGAGAATGTGCAATATACACTAGATTAGCAGTACCACTGTTATCTTTAATAGCTATTCCATTAGTAGTTGATGTCACTTGAATAGTCGTATTTTGTACGAGATAGCTACCTCCATTAGTTACAATTTCTAATTTTGTAGGATTTCCTAGTGCTGTTAATGCATCTGAATATGTAGACATTTTATTCTAACTCTTTAAAGTTGTAGTGATTATATTTATAAGATTTACTATTTCAAATTACCTTCAAGCGTATTCTCAAATCATTCAAACTATAGTTCTCTTTGTTCATATCTAAATCTTCAATTTCTTTCATTTTATAAGAAGAAATAGTATGTAATTTTTTCTTCTTATTGTAGTTATAATTTCGAGTTTTTAGAATTGGTTTGAGTACGTTAATTATATTTTCAACTTTGCCACCAATAGTATTTTTAGGTGAGGTCTTTAAGCCGTACTCAATCAATGTTTTCAAATAATCATAAGTCAAGTTCAAGTTTTTAATCTTATAGATTCTATTTATGTCTGGAGTTGCTATCTTATAAATGTCTCTGATATCATCATCATATTCTCTTGAGCTATACTTTTCTTTGAGTTCATCAACATTCATTTGAATTCTATTAAACAATTCAGATGTTCTAAGACCTAGATTTTCTTCTATTACAGAATATTCCTTGAAGCTTTGCATATTAGATTTTTTGCCACATTTTAAGTTGGAAAGTTGCTTGTAATCCTTCAAACGTGAAACGATCAATCATTTGTATAATCTGTGATGAGCTAAAACCATTCAATATATACTCGTTAATATCCTTGCCACGCATTGATTCTGGTAGCAGTGCTACTTTATATTTACGTTCAATCATATTTGCGATTTTTTTGACAATTTCTGGATTCCTTGGTTCTCTATCTGCAACAAAAACAAAATCAAAATTTAATTTATCCAAAGTCTTTGTAACATCTGAACCCGCAATCGCAATTGAATTTGGTAAAAACATTGAGTCAATAGGACCTTCTACAATATATATTTTTCTTTTAATATCAACATTATCAAAATTATATATTTTTGGAGCTTTTTCATTTAACTTGATAGTGATATATCTTAATTTTGTATTTCCAGATAATGCACGACCTTGAAAAGCTACAAGTTGTTTTTTTCCATTATAGAAAGGTATGATGATTCTTTCATCATTACCACCTGTATAATTAGGATCGTAATATTTTCTTACCCAATCTCCGAATGCAGAAACGAAAAATAATTCTTTTAAATATTTTTCTGGTATTTTTCTTCGCTTGGCATATTCCTTGGCGACATGACCATCTTTTAAAGCATCAAGTGTCTGTGCTTTTATATAATTAATTGCGGTATTTTCAGATTTTATCGGTTTGGGCTTGAGAGAACTCATTATCGTATCTGTTCTTTTTTTATCTAAAAAAAGTTCTTTTAAGTATTCGGTGTGTAAAATTGAATTGACAGTTTTTAAGAAGAAAGAAAAGTTTGAACTGAACCCACAATTATGACAAAAATAATTATATAAATTTTCCTTTTCAAAAATGTATCCTCTTGCCTTTGTTTCACTTTTTTTGCTATCACCACAAATAGGACAAGAGAAATTAGCTCCGTTTGGTTTCCATTTAAAATTCTTTAGAGTGGGGGAAAGTCGATATAAAAATTCTTTTTGAATAGTTTTATTCTCTGAGAGAGATCGCTTGTTCATGTTTTTTTATCAAATTACGAATAAATGTTATAAATGTTGTTCTTTCATTTTCAATCAAATATGAGAGTTCTTCAAAATTATGTTTATTGTTTAAATAAATGTTTTCAGCCACCTCAAGGTTTTCATTAATACTCAACCATTCTAAAAGTTTTTTTGTTTTTAAAGATATATCATTATTAAGATATGCGTCTTCTATTTTTTCTTCAGTAATATAAGGCACATCATCATTAACTCTCTGAAAAACTGGAAGTGTTTTCGTTTTTTTAGTGTTAATGTTGACTGGTTTATAATTCAATAATTTTTCTATATCTTTTTTAACTTTTATAAATGATTTAGTTTTCATACATTAAAATAAATAATTTGCATCTGGTGAATTTGGAGAAACCCAACGATTTAAATAACTTGTAAACTCAGTTGAACCTGGAGGTAGATCTTTTACAACATTATCAACCTGTGCATCATATTTATCATATTCATCATCTTCATCAACATTGAAAGCATTTTCAAATTCTTCGGGTTTTAAACCTAAAGCAATCGCAACTTCTTTCATAATTTCAAAATCTTTTTCAGAAATAGATTCTTTATCTTCATGTATTAATTGAATATATTCAGAAACATATTTCTGAAAAATTTGTTTACCTAGTTCGTCATCAATCTCAATAGATTCCATCACATTTAAAAGAGCAGATAAGTGGCTCATTACTTTTCTCCGTGAAAGTAGTTTGAAAAAATAGAAGACTTTTCAATTTGCCGCAACACTTTGCAAATTGAACGATAAAAAAACCTTTCCAAATATTTAAAATCTATATAACGATATCCTGTTACTTCCAATACCTCATTACCTTCTTTATCTTCAAAATATGTTGTGCATTTCATTTTTGAAGTGTCTGGTAATTCTTTTGGCACATATAGAAATAACCACAAATCTTTATGTTTTGTATAATCAAAAAAACCCAATTCTATTAAATCTTTTTTATCAACAATGAGTCCGGTTTCTTCTCTTGTTTCCCGAACTGCGGCATCAATAGGTTTCTCGTTTTTTTCTATTTCTCCCTTTGGTAAATCCCACTTAAATGATTTACAACCTAAAACAATTTTTCCATTCGTTATCACTAAACCAGAACTAACTTTTTTCATAATTACATTTTAGGCACTAAAAGTTTTAACCAATTAGGATGATTGCTTTTCCTAACCTTTGAGGCAAATACTATAGCCTCAAAAGATAGATTATTAATTAAATTATCTTTAAATAGACTTCTGAAAAATTCTAGAATTTCTTCTGCATGTTGAGCATTAGATACAAAGTTTTGAACATTGACCGGTGTTAGTAATAATTTGCCATCACTTACAAATTTATCAACATCCATTGTTTTCTTATATTCGTTTTGATGGGGTATGACATACTCTTTATTAGGAATCTTCATTGGTACTACAAGGTTGATGTCGAGAGAACCGTCTGCGGGCTCCTTTACAGTATACCCATTATTGAGAGCAAAGTCAAGTAATTCCGTGAAACTTACCGATTTTTTTCCATTTTCTCCCAAATCTTTTTCAAATTCCTTATTTGCTTGTTTTCCCTTTTTCTCAATACGAATGTTATCTATTTTTACAAATCTAGGTTTTCTATTCTTAAAAATCTGCTTTGAAATTTCAAAACATTTTTCTAAGCTCAATCCTTCTGTAATTACATCAGCATCCGGAGTAATGCTGAAGTTCAAATCTTGATTTATTATTTCTGTTGTCCATTTATTCCAAAACGAAATGCTATCTATTTCATTTTTAGAATTTTCTTTTTTATTAAATCGCATAGCAAATTCATTATTACCTACAAAAAACATTTTACCGTAACTGTAGTTTTCTCCCTTTCTATAAAATTTAACTGTATATTTATTTTCTCCAAATTCATATACAGATTCTCCAAAAATCTTTTCTAATTGATCTCTATTAATACTCATTGCAAAATCCATAGGACTTTCTTTTTCTTCTTTGATGTTGCTTGTCGCATCACCAATCATATAGTCCAAAAATGATTTTTTTAACTTTCTTTTTTTCTTTTTCTTTTTTGAAAAATCATAATAATATCCAGATGTTGCACCTTCTAAATTTGAATAGGTTGTGCCCTTGAAAGCATCTTCTCCACTTGTAGGAAGACCTGTAGAAGCAACTGTCATTGGACCAGAAGCTTCTCCTCCTCCACCACCATCTTCTTCAGAAATTTTTAAAAAACTTTCAAGTTTATTTTTGAATATAATACTCATTTAAAATACTTTTTTTAGAATTGTTTCAAGTTCTGTGTCTTGTTTGATGAATTCTATTTGAATATTATTTCCATTGATTAAGAATTCATCAGATTCTTTTACCTTGTTTAATAACACTAATATAGTTTTTACTTGTGGATAATATAGAGAATTTATTTGATAAAACAGCATTTCACTCGCCGCTCTCTGTTCAAATTCATTATATAATACAATAAAATGATTTATTAATAAATTTACATTTATATTTTTAGAGTTATCTTTATACTTTTTTAATAATCTTTTTATATAAACTATATGTTTTAATAATGATTTAAATTCAGATTCTATTAAATATTTTGATTTTAAATTAATTAATGCAAATTTATAAAAGTTTTCCTCAGTTAATTCAATCATATTATGTTAAGAAAACGGTCTGCCATCCTGTAGAAGTTGCTAATTTTAAACTATATGTAGACGAATTTGTAGCATAATATAATTTCAAAGTTCCTGCTGGAACAGAGTTAGCTAAACCCTCAGAGCCGGATACACTACTATCCCAATTTACAATTTCTAATTGCAATAGTGAGGTATTTACAGTATTTGCGGAAACTTCGTTTACTATAGTTGCGTTGTTTGATATTAAATTGTTAGTGCTAAGAGTATCTATATTGAAATTTGTTACATTTAAATTCACTGCTACTATTGAAAGTGCATTTACTGTGTTTGGTGTTTCGATGTCTGTACTTGTCAGTAACGTTGAATTTAAATTTGTTATTGTAGCAGCAGGTGATTGTATATCAAGTGTATGTAAATCATTTGTGGTGAGTAGATTATTTGCGGTAATATTATTCAAAGAGGTTAAATTTTGAACAGTGAGTCCTTGGGAAATAGATGCTGCTCCAGAAACACTAAGACCTGCAAATGTTCCAACATTACCGAAAATATTACCAACAGCAGTGATAGAACCATTAGATGTGATTGAGTTGTTTGCTGTTAAAGTTTCAACTGATGCACCAAGTGAACTTAGAGCCTGAACACCTGTGATACTATTTGTAACATTTAAATCGGAAGTTGTGATTTGATTGGCAACAACATCATTTGCAGTTGCTGTACCTGTGAATGTAGACAGTCCAGAAACAGTCAAATCATTTGATACAGTTAAGTCGTTACTTACTGTAGCATTTGTCGCAAATGTAGCGTTTGCATTTACAGTAAGTGTAGTTCCTACGGTTGTTGAGCCTGCGCTTGAAAAATTACCAGTGATTGCTAAATCAGAGAAAGTTGGAGTAATATTATTGAAAAATACTGTTCCATCTACTGTCAGATCTTTTGTCACAGTTACGCTATTCGCAACTGTTAGATTTCTTCCTAATGCAAGGTCTCCACTTGAACTATTGAAATATAATCTATTTGTTGCATCTAAAGTAGTATTAAAAATGACATCTCTACCATTTAATTCTTTACCTACAGATAGTGTTACTGGTATTTCATTGAAAAGAATTTGAGTGTTGATTCTTTCATTTTTTGGAGTAGTGCCAATATCACTTACTATTAGAAAGGTTGCGTCATCTTTAAGTTCAGCATTTAAAGGTAGTTGTGAAATTTTTCTATCGTTTGATGATGCCATTTTAGATTACCATCTATTTAAATGTTCTGTAATATTAGGATTGATAACAACTTTTGTTTTATTTTCTTCTTTATCTTTTTTTTCTCTTTGTTGTCTTTCTTCTTCTTTCTTTTTATCTTCATAAGATAATTTTTCACTTCTTTCTTTGTCACTTTCCAAATATTCTATTTCATCATCAATCTTGTCTTCTATTTCATCAGCATCTATTTCATTTTCAGAATCCGCTATATCACTAGATACATTTTTCAATGCTTGTTTTTCCGTATCCGATTTAGATGCCTTTACCTTCTCCTCATCATCAGGATCATAATCATCTTTCTTCTTATCATCGACTTCTGGTTCGGTATCATCTGCAGTATCATCTAATTCAGAATCTACATCATCAGTTTGATCTTCAGAGTCTTCAGAAGTGTCTTCATCAGAAGTTTCATCATCGGTAGTTTCTTCTTCATCTTCTTCTGAATCATCTAGAAATAAATCCGAATCTGGCTCTTCTTTTTTCTTTTTCTTTTCTTTTTCTAATAAAATATTTGATAAAAATTGAGAATAGGTTTTCATTTTTAATCTGTATAGTGTCTTTTGTAATCTCTGTATAACTGTAATATTACATCAATATGCACTGGTTTGAAATCCCATTTTTCCATATTTACATTAAAGATTGGTATTTCTAAATTATTGACAAATTTAGTTCTACCTTTACAATCTTTAAAATAAATATACTTACTATTTACTTTAGATAATAAACCGACATCATCTGATGCAACAATTAAATTTGACTCTACTGTATTTATATGTTCTAAATAATTAGTCATATAAATAGAATACCCTTCATATACTAAATCAATGCTCAGTGCAGTTGTAATCAATCTATCGTCTACATATTTAGTCAAAGCATCTTCAGAATTCCTAATTAAAATAATATTTCCATTCAATCGTTTAAGTAAACCTTCTGCTTCATCATTTAGTAATTCACCTACAACAAAAACTGTATCACCTTCATTTACAGTTTCATTCCAATAACTTACTAAGTCATCATTCATACTTTCAGTATCATCCCAAATCTCTCTACGATTTAAATTATCTTGAGGATTAGAATGAAATTTCGGTTGACCCGCTATGAATATATTTTTTTGCGTTCTCATAAAATCTCCTGCAGTTGTAAATTTTAATTCACCATCATATGACATGTATACCTTTATGTAAAATCAATGTCTACCTTTGGTCTGGAAACAACATCTTCTTTTTTAGAAATAGTTTGTATAACATCTTCATCTTCTAAATTATACAATTTCATTTTTTCTCTGTCCATTCCTATCATAAATTTATTATAATAACTTGGATCATTATACCTACTCTTCAACTGTTTGACCATCACTTTCTTTTCTTCAATAAATTCCTCTGTGACAATAATCGCAGCAAGAAAATCTGCAGTCATTGCAATACCATGAGATTCTGAAACATTCTCTAAATCAACATCTGTATTGTATTGACCAGAACGATTGAATTGATGATTGGAAATAATAGGAATTCTTCTTTCAACTGCCAATCCTCGTAATTCCTCTGCAACAGATTTGTAGTAACTGAATGAATTTTCTGAAGAACGAATTCTAGCAGATAAACAAATTCCCAAATAATCGACAATAATAATATCTGGAACGAAATTCTTTTTTAAACTGAGTTCATTTAATAAAGCACGAAAATGATTAATATTTGCAGAAGCTGGTGGATATTGTTTAATTTTTAATTTACCAATTGTCTTTGATCTGATTTTACCTATTTTAGATAAAAAGTTATCCTTTTCTAAATTAGTAATCTCAGACATTTTAGTGTTCATTAAATTTGCATCAATGCGTTTTGCAATTTCTTCTTCAGCAATTTCCAAAGTAATATATAATACGTTATATCCTTGATATAAGTAAGATGATGCAAAGTGTGTCATGAACAAAGTTTTTCCAGAATTTGTACCACCTAAAAATAAATTTAATGTACCGTGAGTGAAACCTCCTTTTGTGATTTTATTTAACATATCAATGTCAAATGGAATTTTAGCTTCTTTCTTATGATAATAATCAAATCTTGATTCAGCATCTTCTACAAAATCATGACCAACATTTGTATCAAAAGATATTGCAAGTGCCTCTTTTAATAAATCGGGAATTGTGTTTTTTTCCGGTTTCTTTTTTTCATCTGTGATAATGGTGATAGATTCACTTACTGCTAGAAAAATGGCACGTTCTTTACACCATTCTTCTGTGATATCAACCAACCAATCAACCGTCATATTTTCAGTATCTATTTCAATAATTTCATTCCATAAAGAACTTATTTCTTTTAAGTCATCATCAGTCAGTTTAGTATCTTTTGCTGCATAATATTCTATCACATCATCTGATGGTAATGTACTGTATTCTGTAATAAATTCTGAAATATATTTAAATATAGATTTTTCTAAATTGTCTTCAAAATATTCTGATTTCAAAAAAGGTAGAACTTTATTTACATATGTCTTATTTTTGATCAAACTGTTCAGAATTAGTTTGGTGTTCATCTTGCTCCAGTTTATAAAGGTCTTTATGATTCATCAGTATATCAATTAAAATATTTCTCGCTACCTCTTCAAATTCATATTGATCTCCATCTTTATTTTCAAACTCCGCAGGAACTTTCATTAAATCATATTGAAAATCAAGTTGAACTTCTTTATCCTCAACTTCAGAATAATCTTTTACTAATTTAAGTTTATCATTTTCATCTTTGTATGTCAACCTCAAGTGATCAATTTTAAAATAAAAATCTTTAAATTTACCATTTTCGATATGCACAGACCATTTTCCTTGCATATCTTCTACAATACCATACGTTAACTCAAAATTTTCCATTTAGTATCCTTATTCTTCTACAATATCTTCATGCAAATCATCTAGCGGCAATTCTTCTGTATAACCACCATAAGAAAATTCCTCATGAATATATTCGTTAATTTTTTCTAAAACTTCTTGTGTAAAAAACTCTTGTGGGTTTGCCATAATTTGTTTCTCATACAATTTACGGCCATCTGGAACTTCATAACGATTTCCAATTCTCTTATACACTCCTGCTTTCTCAGCAAATGGTAAGAGACCATGATATTTGTTAATTCCAGTTTTGAAATTCAAATAGATTTCAACTGATGAATTTTCTTTAGTAAATCTAGATTTTCTGGCTCTTGCAGTGATAAAGTTACCGACCTGAACTGTTCCTTCTTTATCTTTACGCTTAGATAAAAACAAAACAACATCAGATAGAAACAATGGACCTTTGCCACCAGTCATAACTTCTTGCGGATACATAGTACCAATTTCACTATACACATGATTTGTCATAATCAGTGGTGCATTTGCTTTTGATAATTCCATTTTCAATGTTCTGAGTGCTGACTTGACAAGTCTACCTTTTGTCATATCTGTTTTGTTTGCACCAGAAATTGCATCCTCATATTCTTTTTCTGTAGAAAGATTACCAATAGAATCTAGAATCATGATGAATGGAACTTTTTCTTCTTCTGGTAATTCATTGTAATCTTTCACAAATTTAGTTGACTCATGTCTAAACTGCTCCACAACTCCAATCGGTACGTAAAGTAATCTATCTAAATCAATTCCTCTTTCCTCAAACATCTTTGAAGTAAATGCATTTTCTGTTTCATAATAGACCACATATCCATTAGGAAAATTCTTTTGAAATTCTCTAGCGATAGAAACACAAAAGAAGGACTTTCCAATACCAGAATCAGATGCAATCGCAATAGTTTTATTCTTTGGAATACCTTTAAATAAGTCTGCTGACATAATTGCATTCAGCATATAAGAACCAGTATCTAAAAATTCTTCACAATCACCAATCATGCCTTGCTCACCAACAATAGTGGCAAGTTCATTCTTCATTGATTTTGCATAGTTCTTAAAAAAGTTCGACATAATAATCCTTCATAAAATATTAAGAAAATAAATCCATCAAGTTCACAGTTTTTTCATATTTCCAATTTGTTGGTTCTAACATAATTTTAAGTGGAGATAGAAAAGACCGCTCCAACTGTATATTATAGTCTATTTTGTCATGTAAGTCAAGTTCTTTCGGTAGTCTTGCAGGAAAAGCTATAACATTTTCTCTAGTATAATTCTGATCAATCAAAAAAACATATTTGGCTTTTGAGCCATCTTTAATATCTGAATAATAAATATCTATTTTAGATTCTTTTATCCAGTGATTATAGTTAATTGCGGCTCTCACATGTATTGGACAACCAAGTTTATATTGATTTTTCTCAATGTGATATTTATGAATGCCATTTACAGAAGTTGGTAAAGCAATTTCATCTGGAGCCAATGCATTCCATTCTTTACGAAACTTTGTAACATACTCAATTAATTCATCTTCTGTGCCTGTAACAAGAATATTAGCACAATCCGTTAATGCTTTTCTAGCTGGTGCTGGAGTAGAAGATTTAACTGCTTCAACTCCAGTCATTTTCAATTTAGGTTTGGCATAATCAACGCCTTCCATATGCACAATAGACATGACATATTTCTTTTTGGCAATGAATACGCCGCCACCAACTGCTTCCATCTTCATGTTCAATATTGGATCATGTACATTTAAATAATTATTGAAACTTTCAATAGCATTATCAATGCACTCGGTGAGTTTAGAATATCCAACTTTCTTGACAAACTCATTCTGTTCTTTCTTGGTTTTGTCAGGTACAAACTTCTCAACCATTCCGCTTAAATCAAAGTAACAAGAATCAGTATCCATGTAGATTGTGTAATCTTTATTCTCTGTTTTAAGCAAACGATTTAAATATTCATTTACGTTTTTTTCCACAAAACGATTAGCGGCTTGACCAGAATAAGTTACTGCTTCTGCTAAACGAATATCATAAAAACGGAAGTATTTCAATCCACAAATACCATAGAAAGAATTGGCAGCAACTTTAGCAACAAGTTGCATGTTAAATAAAGCAACTGCTTTCTTCTCCAAGTCTTTGATATCATTAGCACTTGCTCCATTCTTTTTCATTTCTTCTATTGCTTGCTGAGTTTTAATCATCTCCTTTTTAGAATCAACTCGCAAGTCAAGCATTCTCTTAATCAAAGCTGGAATAAATCCAGTCTTCTTGCGTGTAAATCTTGCACCATTTGCCGCAACTGTTACATCTTTGTCATATTCATCTGACAAATCTACAGATTGATTGAGTATGGAAGTAACGTCAATATCGTCACGCATACCCAAAATAGTTTCTGGCGAGATATTAAATGTACGGAGAATGTATGGATACAGAGAAGTGAAATCAAAGGAAACCATAAAGTCATGTTTACCTACTATTGGATTTTTTACATAAGCACCTTCAAACTTTTTGGTTTTCTCGTTTTCAGGCTTTTCTACTGGACAAACAATAAAGTTTTCATACAGATAATTGTGAATAATATTTTCCCAATATCGCATTGGACTGAAGATATCTTCATAGTTAACTTTTGAGAAATATGCAAGAGTAAGTGCAATCTCCATAAGTTTCAGTCTATCATCTAATCTTTCTACAAGCTCAGTATCCTTAATGTTATAATCCATGAAAAGTTCAAAGTCTTTCTCATATAGATCAAACAAGTTGTCAAATTCAGATACATCTTCCTTGCGTTCACCAAGTTCTTCTTGTGCAATGAAATCTAATTTATAACTCTCTCGGTTTTTAAATGTGAATTTTTTGTAGATTGCCAGATAATCCAACTGAGAAATACCATAGATTTTATATGCAATTTCTTTGTTACCAAAATCATTTTTACGTTCTGTAGAGAATACTTTTGAATATGGTGACAATCTTTTTAAATATTTTTCTCCAAAGATTTT